TTTTAGCCTTTCTGGGGGTGAGCCTACTTTTCATCCAGGATACTTGGATATTCTTCAGCATCTTGCTGATGATGTTCCTGCTACTAATTACACTTCCGTCCATATGACAAGTAACTGTAGTCGACCAATGAGTTGGTTTGAGGACTATGTAGAACGTGTAAAGCCATTTCATAGAGCTAGTATCACAGCAAGTTTGCACACAGAACACTTAAATACAGTGGAGAAGATGCAGGACTTTGCAGACAAACTAAACCTGTGTCAAGAACATGATGTACAAGTTACCATTAACATGGTTATGGTTCCAGACTGGTTTGAGAGAGATTGGGAAAACGCCCTCTTCTTCCACGAGCAAGGAATCAACGTTACCCTTAAACCTCAATCGGATCCGACTGCGTCAAGAGTGGTTGATGGATACACTGAGGATATGCTCAAGCGACTATGGAACGGAATGCCACAAAGAGCATATACAGAATCAAAAAGAAAATGGGAAGGCCGCCCAAAACCCAACTTCCAAATACCCACAGGAGTAAATGGCAAAAACGATGCAAGTGTTCCTTGGCACATGCAAGTAGAGTTTAAGGATAAACACGGTGAAACATGGTATATGGATCAGGCTGAGCGTTTTAATGCTTTTAACTTTAACAAGTTTAAAGGCTGGAACTGCAACGCTGGATACCAAGGAATCATCATTCGAGAGCCCGACGGTTCCGTTAAACGCTCCTATAGCTGTCACGATGTGCCGCTTGGGAACATCGAAACTGGTTTCAGACTCTTTGATTCCCCTATGCCCTGTATAACTGAAAGTTGTGTAAGTAGTGCTGACAGTAAAATACCCAAAAGGAAAGAAAATGTCACTTGAATATTACAGTATGCTTACACAGTTTGGAAACTTTTATCCTCTAAACTTGAAAATAAAGTCGCCTAATCAGTTAGTAGATTGGACAGAAGAAAACTTTGAATATGTACCATACAATCCTCGTAAAAAAATAGATCGTTGGGGACTGAGTATTACAAGTTTAAATGGCGGCGTTGACGGTATACCAGATTTAGATAGTTTATCAGAATACAATAAAGAAAACGATACAGCTTATAAAGAAGAAGACTTTTGTGTCCATACGCCTGTGTATGAGCATCCTGAACTTAAAAAAATATTAAGTCCATTTGATAACTATTATGTAAGAACTCACTTTTTAAAACTAAATCCAGGAGGATTTTTTCCTCCGCATAGAGATTTAAAAAACGATAAGTTTCAATACTTTAGATTGATTGTGCCTTTAAAAAACTACAATCCTCCGTATTTTAACTTTATATTAGAAGACAAAATGCTGTATTGGGAAGGCGGTAAAGTATACTTCTTTGATTCAGCTAAAACACATTACTTGTTTAACTGTTCAAGTCAGCCAAGTTATTGGATAGTAATAAATGTAAATACTAATGAACAAACTGTTAAGACAGTAATGAAACATTTCGAAGCAATATAGGGGTAAAAAATGTTAAAAGAAAAACTATTAAGACGTCATCAGTTGCCTGGTTTTTTAAAACTTCCGGATACATACAAGTTTGACATTGATAAAATTTTAGAAGTATTCCAAAATAACTTTGACGAACTTAAAAAAGGAACTGGAAGAGATTTTATTGTAAGTCAATGTGATAGAGGATATAGCACATATAGTGAAGGTAACTATAATCTATATAGTGTAACTGAGTTTGACGAATCATTCGAACCGGAAGACAACGGTGTTATGAAAAACATTGCAGAAGCAAAAAAAGATCCACGCTGGGATGAAAGAAAGTATACCAAAATAGCAGACTGGGCAAAAGGTACGTATATTGAAGAGGTACTAAAATCATTTAAAGGACAAGTATCTAGATGTAATATTCGTGTTATGGATGCAGGAGGTAGTATCAGTGAGCATATGGACTATGACACAACATTTTCAATGCGTTATCATATTCCACTAGTAACTAATGACAAAAGTTATTTTACTACAAGACAAAAAGGTGCAAAAGAAGTTGAAACTTTTAGAATGGAAGCAGATGGAAGTACCTATTTCTTAAACCAAGGATTGCCACACGCTGCATATAATGACGGAGATACACCACGTATTCACTTAATGGTATGTGTAAACGGTCAAGAGGACATTAGAGGTTTGTAATAATATGAAGATATTAGTATGTAATCTTGGCTTACTGCCTATGAGTACATTTTTACCTTACTTGTATGCAAGACTTAGGACATATATAGAAGTTGACTATGATAAACACATCGATTTGAAATGGCAAACTCCTATATTTCGTTGTTACGATAACAATGTATCCGCTGAAGAAATTCTAAAAGATATTGATGTAAAAAATCTAGATATGCTGTTAACAAGTAACTATACTTGGAATATAAATGATCAGTTAGAGTTATCACGTTATGTAAAGAAAGTAAACCCAAACTGCTTTATAATAGCAGGCGGCCCGGAGATTGAATATAAAAATTTAAAAGTATTTGAAAGATTAGATTGTGTAGATGCTATATGTTACGCTGAAATAGAAAGTGTGATGCCTGAATTTTTATATAACTATCAGAACAATATTGATTATGATATCAATGGTATTATTTTAAAAACGAATCCCTTAAAACCAAGAACACCAGTACTAAAAATAGAATGTAAAGATATCATCGGCAAACCATATACCCATTTAAAACATGAATTTATAAAATGGGCAAAAGAAATAAAATCAAAAGGCAGCCAATCTCGTGTTGCTGTTAGCTTCGAAACAAATCGTGGATGTCCTTATGGTTGTACTTTTTGTGATTGGGGAAGTGCAACTGCCTCAAAGATAAAAAAGTTTCAACGTGATTATGTCATGGAAGAAATAGATTCCGTAATGGAGTTAAAACCTGATTTGGTTTTAATTGTAGATGCTAACTTTGGTATTTTTGAAGACGATCTAGATTACATATATAAACTTATTGAATGTAAAAAGAAAAACAACTACGTCACAACAGTGGCCTTCAGTAGTGCAAAAAATAAAAAAACAAGGGCAACACAAGCACATGTTGCATTGCACAAAGAAGATATGTTAAAAGTTTCTCATATGGGTATACAACATACCGATGAAGAAGTTACAAAAATAATGGACAGAGATAATATCAAGGCAATAGAAAGCATTAAAGAAATAAACGACGGCTTAAAAGCAGGAGTTCCGCTTGTGCCTGCTCTTATTGTTGGCAGTCCAGGAGACAGTATAGACAAGTGGAAGACTGCTATTACAGATTTAATGTGTATGAGTTTTCATGATGACGTGAGATTGCACGATTTTCAGTTATTGCCTAATTCACCTGCCATGGATACAGAATATATGGAAAAGTATAAAATAGGCTATATAGATAAAACTTATCACGAGATGCCCAATTCAAAACGCAAAGCAAGTCCTGCTAAGTTTGTAGCAGAAACATTTTCTTACACAAAAGAAGATTTTGTTGAAATGCAAACGTGGAGTTATTTCTATCTTGGATTCCATACACTTGGTATTTTTAAATGGGCTGCTCTGTATGCACATCATACTCTAAATATACATTATAAAGATTTTTATGATCGTGTAGCAAATCTTAAAACTGTTAAAGATATCATTTCACATGTCAGGATTCAAATGCACAGGTTTGTATTGGAAGATGCGGTTAATAAGTTTATTGATTATGATAATAGACTGTGGCAACCAGATGCTTTCGTTTACTACAAGAGTATTGAAAATTTAGAAACATTATACGAAGAATTCTGTGTTGAATTTAAGGATGATTTCGGCGATGTGTTAAATGATATTATTGCATTTAACAAGTTTATACAGATAAACTTTGAACACGAACACGAAATAACTATTGGACACAACTTTAAAGATTATTTTAAAGATGTACTACAAACTCCTGCATTTGAAAAATCCAAACTAATACCAAAAAAAGAACGCACTGTATATGTAAACGATGGATATCTAGGATTACAAAAGGAATATTTGATTCCTAAAGTCAACAATATTAATCAATATAAAGAAAACATTTATAATAAGATACTCAAACAGGCGCCCAATTATCGGCACCGATTATATTACTATCATGGGGCAATAAAACAATGAAGACATACGAAGCATGTAATAACCCATTTGATACTATAATGGTTGATGTAACACATCGTTGCAATATGGAATGTGCTAACTGTTATTTGCCAAATAGAGATATTCCAGACATGGATATCAACAAGTTCTATGAAACTATTTCTAAGTTACCAAAAAGGACATTTGTTAGATTAATAGGCGCTGAACCTACAATGCGTGAAGATATTTTTGACATTATTAGGACTGTCAAAAAACTAGGTCATCATGTAAGTTTAACTACAAATGGATTAAAACTTGCACACGAACCTTATGTAAAACGTTTGAAAGATGCAGGATTAAGACTTGTTCTTTTAAGTATGAATGGTGCTGATGATAACACAATATACAAAGTTATAGATGAAGGAAACTGGGCAACTGCAAAGGTAAGAGCACTTGAAAATCTGCTAAAACATAATATGATCATTAATACAGGTACTATTGTAGCAAAAGGTGTAAATGAAAATGTTATACAGAAACAGGTTAACTTGTTTGTAGAAAAAGCCAAGTTATACAACTACAAAACAAAGATAACACCTATTTTACGTTTTAGAAGTGTTGGTGCTTTAGGACGTTATATGGAAAATACAAGTATGACATATGACGAACTTATTCAGTTGGCTAGTAAACAACTAGGTGTTAGTATTTCGCATATTGAAAGCAATGATGTAAAAGCAAATATTGATGTAAAAAATAATACATTTGGATATATTTTTCCAATACAAACAGAAGTAGGTGAAGTGTTTATAAGACTTGTTGATTGGGATGCAGATGAATACGGAGTTCCTGATCCTGATAGCAACAGTAGAGGTCGTATTACACAGGATTTTAAGATTGCACCGTTTTTTGATCATGTAAAGGAAAATGAGTTTGGCTATTAGTGTAACAAATATTATAGACGATGTTGATCTTATTTTACAACTCACTACTATAGCAAGTATGGATAAACATCGCAATGCTGTAAACTATGAAAACTTTGGTGCAAGGATAAAAAACTATAAAGCGTTTTATGTAGTAAAGGAAGACGACACATATCTTGCAATGAGTGGAATATATCAAGGTGATCATTGGGATAAAGATTTAGCTCGTATAGGTGATAGAAACTATTATTTTCCTATAGCAAGATCTAAAACATTAGGTTTCAAAGCAGCAAATGGATATACTGCATATAATAGCGATTATCTTGTACCAACTCAAAAACAATGGTGTTTAGAAAATGGTATAACCAATATTTTTTTAAGTATTCAAGAAATCAATCGTAGACCTGCTTTGCAAAAAATGTTAAAATATCAAAAAAGCAAAGGTAACTTTGATTTTGCTATGTTGAAAGATATGTATTACACATGCAATGAAAAATATAATCCAGATGTATATAATCCTAAATGCTGGCAGAGTGTTATAAGTTACAAAGGTAAAGATATAAACTTGCCTAAAAAACCAATAGAAAGTATAAAGAATGTGGTATAACAAAGAGAAAAAAACTGGATTTATTCACATACCAAAAAATGCAGGAACTTCTGTTACTGGTACATTGCTTAAACACGATTTTGTAAAGTTTGAAGAATATGGAAAGTTTTATACTTTACCTATAGGTGTAATAAAAAATCACTTTGAAGATTATCTTATTTGTTCAGTTGTCCGTAATCCTTTTGATAGACTAGTAAGTTATTATCATTTTTTAATACAAAACAAATATAATAATTTTAATAAAGAGTTTTTAAACAGAAGTTTAAGTGATATTAACAAAGGATTTAACCATTGGTTGCTCGAAACAGAAACAGTTGTAAAAGAACAATATTTGTATAAAGAAAGCAATGTACAAAAGCAAACGCAATGTGATTATTTGTGTGATAACAACAATAACTTACTTGTTGACTATATTGGAAAGTTTGAAACTATAGATACCGATTGGAAAACTATTTGTGATCTATTTCAAATTAAATATACAGAGTTGCCTATAAAAAATACAAGTATGCGTCCTGAGTATAAAAATGTCTATAGCCAGGAAGCTATAGACTTTGTTGAAGAACATCATAAAGATGATTTAGATAGGTTTAACTATACTTTTTAACCTCTATCAAATCTTTGTTTTATAACTATTTTTGCATTTTTAATAGTTATACCCGCACCAAGTGTGCTTGTGCGTTTTGGAAATGAAGTTTGTGTGATTTTGGTTAAATCTTGATAACCTACTTTTGCATCACCGCCTTCTAAACTATTATAATCTAGCCAGTTACTGTCGGTTGCTGTAGATGATTCTAATCCATAATAAAAGTCTGCACTTGCTTGATTGTCAAGACTTTGGAAATATGAAAGTACATCACTATATGTCCAGTTTCTGTTTAATCCTACTAAACATGTTATAAATCCAGCAGCTACAGGACAAGCCGCACTTGTACCACCGAACGCACAATCTTCTGGCACTCCTGCACCCGAACCACTGTTTGCTGTAAATCCTGGGTATGTAACAGGGTATGTTCCTTCGGGTGTATAGCTTCTATTAGCTGCTAGTGTACCGTCTGCTGGAAAATATACATCAATACCGCTACCTCTGTCGCTGTAACCAACTTTTGCTTCTTTACTTGCTGCATAGTCGTCATCTAACGCACCGATGTTGATTGTTTTATATGCAACTTCACCATTGCTAATAAGCGGTCCGTTGTTGTATTCAGGGTCCTGCGTACTTCCGTTACTTACAACATATCCTGATACACCTGCTAGACTTGGATTGTCTTGTGCTGGTGTGTTGCCATCTTGGAATATGCTTCTAATAGTAGCAAGTGATGGTTTGCTAATAACTGGAGCAATGTATGTGTTGTGTAGTGCGTATCCTAGCGGATTGTTTTCTAGAATGCCTGCTTGAGTACGCATTAAATCACTCCATTCAGGAGCAAGACTTCCGCCATCCCATAATTCTGTGTATTCAAACATTGCAAAGTTCAGTAGGAACAAATATTCTTTTGCGGCTACTTCAAATGCATCCCCATCAGTCTTCCAAGTGTCTCCGCCGTATCCCGAACTATCCCACATGCCTGCATCGTATGCTTCTTCCATAGCCGCATACAGTGGACCACTTGCCCAGTCTGCACTAATATAAGAATACAACTTTAATGACACAGCATCAAGTCCATGCATATGAAGTGTATGGAATACGTGTTCAATAACTTCTTGTGCATCGTTGTCACCGTCTCCGTAGCCATCGCCGGTTGAATTCAAATACCAAACCATGTCATTTTGTACATGAGTATCAAACAGGTTAGTTAGGTTCCAATATATAATACCCGGATCTGTTAAGAAGTTTGTGGAGTAATCCGCGCCAGCACCTCTTGCCACCCTTTGTAGTGTTGGAAATCCGGCGTGATATGTACCTGTGTCACCACTGAGTGTTTGTATAACAGTTCTTTGTGCAGCTTCATTAATACCTGCGGCATTTTTGTCTAAGAAAAGTTCAAACATACGTCCAACTTTTTCTAACCATGCATCTGGCACTGCTACCTGCCCACCAACGCTACCGGCTCCTACAATACGTACACCATTAACTGTAAGTTCACGCTTAAAGAAATCGCTACCAAGACCGTCACTTAAATCATGTTTGCCACCTTGTTGTGGAAATCCACGTCTATTGGTTGTACCGGTAACCGATATACCAAATTCGCTGTAACTGCTTTCTTCGATAGTGTCATCGCTGTTGGCACTGATATAGTTGTCAAAATCAGGATGCCCCCAGTTGGTTTGTTTTTGGTTACTGTTACCTGCTGCACATACAAATATTACACCTGCTGCTATCAATTCGTCTAGTGCAGTTGTAAGAGAATTGGTTTTCATTTCGCTTTTCCAACGACCTGCATCCCCTTGTGTTCCCATGTGACTAATAAACTGAGGTTCATTCCCTGTGCCGCTGTATTGCACTGCTGCATCTGTTCTAAAATGATAATATCCGTTTACATCGCCTTTACTTGCACGATAACCCCAGCTATTAGAACTTACTGTAGGATCTTGTGTATTATATTTGGCATTTACAGGTTTAGTATTATGAAAAATCTTTTGTATATCAAAACCATATTCAATATCAGATCCGTATGTTCCATACAAGTTCAAAACCCATTTGTTTGCATTGTATGCCCAACCTTGTGTTCTACCGTATGTAAGCGCCATACAGGGCGTACAGTGCTCTCCTACTGCACTTTGTGCAGTATTTGATCCATTACAGTTTGCTCTTGTATAACTGCTTGTAATAAACGGTATTGTACCTGCACTAGGATATTTTGCGTTAAAAGCATCACTTCTATTAGCTGGACTTATCCACCAGTTACGAGCATTTGTTTCTTTAGGAACAATTGTTCCGTCCCATCTTTCTTCAATGTAATCACCTAACTCAACTGTAATAGTTCCTGACATAGAAAGATGTGTGCCGCATTGATAATAATATGTACCTGCTTCTGTAGGTGTCCATATAACAGTGCTATTGTTTACAGCACCTTGTCCTGTTGCACCAGTTACTAAATCTCCTGTACCTGTAGTTTGAGCTGTTTTTAAATAAAGCGGATGAGACCCTTCAGGAGAGGTATTTGTTATTCTTAGAGTATCACCTACAAATATTCTAATAGGATAGTCTGCACCACCACCTGTTCCGTTTCTATCAGATCCAGTATTTAAAGTATAGTTTGTGGTTTCAACAGGAGTTGCATAAACACTTCTCGGAAATACGTTAGGAGTTGGGTAGAAGAAATCAGGATCTAAATAACCAGGACCGTCTAGCAATAAATCTAATACGTCACATGTGCCATTACCTGGTAGTTTATTTCCTCCTGTATAGCCCCAAGGGTTACTACTACCAGTACAGTTATTTTGGAACTCAGGATGTCCTATCCAACCTGCACCGTCATCTGCTACAATAATATCAACATCTCTACCGTCGGCAAATTGTTCTATATTACTAGGATAAACATAGTTATCAGCTTGACTGTTTGCCACCCATGGATCTAGTTTTTGCATTGGACGCAATAACTGATATCCAGTTCTATTGTAATCGTCACTGCCTGGTGTGCCTGGCAACGTGTTTGAAACTTCAAACTCTCTGTATACTTTTACTGAACCTTTAAATCTATTTAAAAGATCGGGCGAACTTGATTGTAATTCGTCTGGCGGCGCTTTATATGTTTCTGGATAAGAAGAATAATCAATGTTTAAAAACTTAATACGGGGATCATTTTTTAATGTTGCCGCCTCTTCATCAGTTAATAAAAATGTTCCTCTTGTTGGACTGTGAATCTTGTCATCATAACATGTGCATACTCTATCAGGTATATTTGCTATTCCTGAAGTTGCTTCGCATAGTTGGTTGTGTATTTCTAACCATTGTGCAGCATCGTGTGTACCAAGTTGGTAATATTTTTCATCAGCCATAAAAGCTCCCTTAGTGTAAGTCTACCCAAACGCCATTTGCATAGCCTTGGAATTTATTTGTAGTGCTATTATAGATCATGTCACCGTTTTGTGAAGATAATGCGTCTCTTTCAGATGTAGTAAAACTTGCCATTTTGATAGGACTTTGGGTGATCTCAACTCTAGTACCTGCTGTAAGTGCAATAGCACCGTCTGATTCAATCTCAGGAGTGCCTGAACCAACTGTTTCTAGATTCGTATATGTTAGAGTTGTTACTTGTAATGTGTCTGCAATAACTCTATTTGTTACTCTTAAATCGTTTTCAACAGTCAAGTCACTGTTCATTACAACTGCCGGAACTACAGTGATTGCACTACTGTCACTTGAATCAATTGTACCTGTAATAGTTGGATTTTCCATCGGACCTGTAACAAGTCCGTTCACTGCGTCTACGAGCAGTGTTGAGTCATCAGCAAATACACTGCCTTGTACATCAAATGCATCGCCTGCTTGTAATGCACTGTCTGCAAGAGTACCTTGTGCACTTGTTGCAGCATCAGTAATACCATAACCTGCAAGTGTTGTTGGTGTACCAGTTAATGAACCCCATGCACCGTCAAATGCATCAGTGATGCCATAACCTGCAATGGTAGTTGGTGTACCAGTTAATGATGCAAACGAAATAGATGCTGTGATAGTAATAGTACCTTCAGCATCACTTGTTGTTGAAATACCTGCACCTCCTAGTATGCTGATAGTTTCGCCTTCGTTTATTAATCTAATAGCACTATCATCTGCTGCAACACCAATGTTTGTAAAGGCACTTCCGCCTCCACCGCCGCCGCCTGCTGGGGCGTTTGTTGGACTCCAGTGTGTGCCATCCCAGTATAAGAACTGTCCAGTATTTGGTGTTTCCCAACTGCTTACTTCCCATTTACCTGTTGATTGGTTCCATTGTGAAAGTTGACCAGTGTGATCACCTGCGTTTGGAATATTTGTATAACTACCAGCTTGGTTAAACTCAAAACAATCTTTATCAGTATTGTATAAAAGTGTGCCTGTGACAACTGTACTGTCATTACCTATGCCGTCAATTTCGCCTTGGTCTATAGGCACCATTACTAATAGGCTGCCCCATGTTCCTGCGCCATCAAAAAGATCAGTACGAACTGATGGAAATGCACGCCAATCTAGAATGTCACCGTCGTATACGTTAAGTTTTTTGTTTGCACTATCCCAGAACAACTCACCGTCTTGAGGATTTGATATGGCTCCTATAGCTCTGCTGTCTTGTAAAATTATGCTACCATCTGTGATATGTAGTTTTGCTAGTGGATCCGCACCGCCGATATGAAGTCCGCCATTTCTAAAAGTATAATACTTGGAAGCATCTGCGTATGCGCCTGTAGAGTCAACACCAATTAAAAGTCTATCTTGTTTACCTATTATTTGAGAATTAACTTCAAGACCGTTAATATCATTTTTTCCAAAACCTACGTAGCCTAATGTTATGTTTTGTCCATCGTAATCTTGTGATGTGTCTTCGTTCAGTAAAAGAAGACTACCACGTGCTTGAGCGCCTTTGATTGTAACTGTGTTTTCTGCTGCTGCTGCTGTTCCCGATATAACAAAATCGTTTGCCTGGCCTACAAGGGCCGATCCATAAAATGTACCAGTTGCTCCATCAAATGCTAATGAACTAGTTTGAGAATACAAATCTCCAGTAAGTTGTCCTTGAAAGTAACCAAATGCTTCACCCGTTAAACTACCAGTAACATTACCTGTTAAATCGCCTGTAACATTACCTGATACATCACCTACTAATCTTCTTGTAGTTGCATTAAGCAATACTGTGCTGTCAGTTCCAAATACACTACCAGTTACATCACCAACTAAATATCCAAAAACACCGCCTGTCAGTTCGCCGACCATATTACCTGTAAGATCACCAACCACGTTACCAGTGACATTACCGGTGACATTACCATTAAGAGGACCTGTAAAGTTTCCTGCAAATGTTTCTGTAAAAGGATCCCAAGCTACACCGCTATCGCTGGCAATCAATGACCCTGAAATATTAATATCATATGTTTGACCTTCAAGTATGCCTGTACCAGACCCACCTGCGTATATACTAGCAACATCAATACTAGTCCATGATCCTCCAACGTATGCAAGTACATCGTTTGCATTTGGGCCAATAGCAGTTACATCTTGTAGTTGATCTAAAGTTATACCAGTTAGTAATGATCCATCACCAGAAAAATCACCTGTAAAAATACCTGTAGCAGAATCATATGCTAAAGAACTATCACCTGAAACAATGTCTCCTAGTATATTGATATCATATGTTTGACCTTCAGTTATTCCTGTACCGCTACCTGATATTCCTGTCAGTTGACTACCATCACCAACAAAAGTAGTTGCTGTAACTGACCCTGCCATGTTGATAGTGCCTGTTCCGACAATCTGATAGTTTGCTAAGTTAAGATTTTGTGTTAGTGATGCTGGTGAGCCTTCTACGCTACCAGTTATTCTAATACCTCCTAAAGTACTGCCATCTCCGGCATATACTTCTTGGGTATCTGTTACATAAACTAGTTCGCCTTGTGCAAAAACAACTGTTTGTCTTTCGGCGTCAGTTCCTCTTCTTAAGCGGAAAGCCATATTAAATCTCCTAGGTGATATTTCTCTAATAGTATTTATCACATGGCAAGATTTATTATTTGTTTAATTTTAAAAACTTTTTAACTCTTTTGGATAAATCTGCTTTGACACGATCCATATCCATGCGAAAATCTATACTGGCAATACTGCCTTCGTATATTTCAAATAGTTCTTCTAATGAATCTTCTATGTCTTCAATAGGTTGTTTACGAGCACTAGATTTAATATCTATGTGCCATTTTGTTTTATCATTAAACTGTACTATTACTTCATTCATGTATTGTACTGGCAATTCAGTCATATCAATTGAATCAAATATTTCTTGCCAGTACTCAATGTTTTCCTGTGGTTTTTTATCCGACAACTTCTTGTTTCTTTATTCTTTTTTTAGTTGGAACAAGTTCTTCTGCTTGATCTCTAAGTGCTTTTGCTTCTTTAAACATTGCATCAGCTTGACTACGCAAAGATTTTGCTAAGTCTTCGTCGCTCATCACATCATTCTGTGTTGTCGTTTGTGTTTGTTGTACTGGAGGACTTGATTGTTGTTGTACTTGTGTTTGAGTACTAGGAGCGGCGTCTGGGGAAATAGCCAAGTCTTCTAGTGACACTCCACGTTGATTTGCAATGATTTGATTCAACTCATCTAAACTAATAGTGTTATTAGAATCAGGAATCATTTCAATTTCATTTGTGCCAAACTTTCTTAACTGTCCTTCTCTATGTAATGCACTTAACATATTTCTACCATCGATAAAATATGATCTTGCTAATGCTGTAGCAAGTTCGTACTCATCTTGTCCAGCAGCTGATTCAACTACTTTAATCAAATCATCATGGTCTGCTGCGTTTAGGTTTTCTGTTAAAATAACAAGAGCATTATATGGATCGTTAGGAATAGTTCTATAGGCAACAATAGCTTTGTGTCTATTTGTTTTTATTCTTCCTACGTGTTTCATGCTGCTTCTTCTTCACTTCCTTTTGGTTCATCGGCTGGTGCTTCTGTTTTTTTTGCCTCTGCTGCTTTAGCTGCTTCAGCTTGTTTTTGTACTTCAGCTAGAAATGCTTCTAGCTTGTTATAAACAATACCAACTGCTGCCATTTCATTTGGTTTAAAAACACCACGTTCGCTTGCAACATCAATAATACCTTTCATTGTGGCAAGATCTTGAATGTTCAGCTCTTGTGGGTTTGGTTGTTGTTGTTCAGACATTTCTTACTCCTTATATGATACTTATGTCATTACGATTAACTATATTTCAAATGTGGACAAGCCAACATAAAATAACTCATTTCTTTTTTGTTTTCAAAACCTATTTTTAATACATTAACAATAGCGTCTTCTTTATTTAATCCTACTGTTTGACCAATGTAATATTTTCCTTTTAAGTTAGTATATATCCAATCATTTATTACATCTAAGAGATTATATCCTGGTGCAATAGTTAGCGTTTCAAAGTAAGGAGGGCAAAAATCTACCTTCCTTACTTCTAAAACATTTAAATGATTGATTTTGTAATCAGTCAAGCTGCTTCCTCATAATGTGCAGTGGTTCCAAATGGTGCCTGAAGATCTTTATTATGATTACTATGTATAATAAAAATAGTATCACAATAGTCGGGATCTCCCCAACTGTCCCATGCATAACCATCTGTAAACATAATAAACTTTTTAGGTTGAATATCTTGTTCTTTCATATATGTCCAGTTTACTGCAAAGTCGGTACCACCACCGCCTACTGGTTCATATTCTAACAAGCTTCTGCCATCGTCATATGAAAAATCATCTTCGGCATAAACAGCAGTGTCAAAACACCATATCTTTATCTTATAATCTTTAAACTCTTCCATAATACCATTCACTTCACCTAAGAAGTCTTTAGCTTGATCGTTACCAATGCTGCCACTCATGTCAAAACTAATACATAGATCAATAGTATCTTGGAAGTTCATACCTGGTAATATTGCACCAGTATGCCAGCCTTTACGTGAAGGACGGCTAAATGTAAAATCACTTTTAATTGTACTTTGAATCTGTTGTCTAATAAGCTCACGCCAGTTCATTTTTGGCTCAGTCATTTCTTTTATAAGACGTTGAATGCCAGCAGGAGTATTACCTGCGCCTGCACTCTGAGCTGCTTGAAGCATGGATTCTTTGATCTCATCTTTTATCTGATCTATTTCTTCTTTGGTATATTTTGGAAGACCTTTGTTTTCTCTTTCTTGGTTTTCTTTTTCCCAGTCAATATGTTCGTCTAGCATTTCGCCAAGACTCTCAACATATTCTTTACCATTTTTTTGATACTGGTCAAACAAATCGTCGTAAACATCTTCACTTGCCCAGTTTTCGTATTTAAAATCTTGGAAACAATCAACAATCTTAGGTTTTTCACCAATACGATCTCTAACTAGTAGATTGTTTACAATGTAGTCTGCCGCAATATTGTAAAGCATAGGAATACGTTCATCTCTGCGTCCTAAATGATCATATACCATGTGTAAGATTTCATGTGCAACAACAAACTCAATTTCTTTATTTGACATTGCATTAAAGAATTGTGTGTTATAATATAAGTTTCTTCCGTCTACAGCAGCAGTTGGAATAAACTCGTCTGCTGGTGTAATTTTTAAACGAGTTGCCATGTTACCAAAAAACGGATGTCTTAATAGTAATCCAACACGAGCTGTAATAATACGGTCATGTACTTCCGTTTGCATTACAGCAAGTTCTTCTTGTGTTATATCAGGATTTGGTTGCCATTGACGTGTTTTGCTTGCGGTATCTTTAGTAGACATGATTAACCTTTGTTTTGTTGCTAGTTTATATTAACAATATTTACTCATATTGTCAAGTAGAAAAGTGGGTAAACTGGTTACCCACTTTTCCTCGATTAGGATGCTTGTGCAGCTTTGATAAACTTACCGAATCTATCGTGAAATTCATCAAAACACTCAACTTCGTCTGGATCGATAGGTAATGCATATTGCGTTAATGCAAGTTTGATACCCATAACAACCAGTTCTGTTTCGAAGTTATCCATTGCAAAACGTAAAAAGTTGTTGACTTTATTGTCAAAATCTTTATCGTTTTTGTCTGATGCTTCTTTAAGTTCATAACAGAGTGAAACAGTTAAGGAATACATGGCACTGATTTCTTGTGTTTTCAGTTCTTTTATTTTACCTTTTAAAACATCAGTAGGATTAGGAAGTTGCCCAGCAACCTTACGATGCGCCATAAACTTTACAGCTAGACCTTCACCTACAGATCCAGCAACAAGATCTGTAATAGTTGTGTCGTCTTCGTCATCTTCTAAAAACTCAGATACAAACGACCAACTACGTGGTGTAGCAAAACTACGACTCGGAGACCGAGGATCAAAGTCGTATAGGTCCTTTTTGCTAAAGTTCAAAAATCCAACTACATCTGAGTGAATTTTGTGTTCAGTAGCCCATTCAAACCAGTCGTTAAAATCAACTTCTAGTTCCAAGTGTACAAAACGGTTAGCAAGTGGAGCAGGCATACGATATGTAACGCCTTTGTCTGCTTCACGGTTACCAGCTGCAACAATCATAACATTGTCTGGCAGCTTGTATTGTCCAACACGACGATTAAGAATTAACTGGTATGCTGCCGCTTGCACTGCCGGCGCTGCCGAATTCATCTCGTCAAAAAATACAACAATATTATCATATTGTGCAGCAAATTTTTCATCTGGCAACTCGCTAGGTGAGCCCCAAACCATTTTACTAATATTACTATCAAAGTATGGAATACCTTTAATATCTGTAGGTTCCCAAAGTGACAATCGAATATCGATTAGATGTGAGTTAGGTAGACTATCTGTAATCTGCTTTACAATGTCCGATTTACCAATACCGGGAGGACCCCAAAGAAAGATTGGACGTTTTTTTTGCAGAGCTTTGCGAATAGATTTTTTCGCTTTATTTGGTGAAACTGTTCTATCTGACATGTTGTATTCCTTTTTATCAGTGCCTATATACTATAATAGCAAATGTTGCAGAGTGTGTCAACCTTATTTTTTATAAAGTTTACGGATTTTTACACGGTCGTTGTAACCAATGCCCTGTTTCCATAAAAAGTAATCAAAGTCTTGATCACAATCAATGTCGTCGCCTTCTGCGTCTGCAAGGAATCTTACGGCGTCTTTCCAGTTGCAATCGCAGAACTTCATAGTTGCTGCAACCTGCTTGCGGAACTCTACCAATGCAGCAGCCTCCTGCTTTGCTTGGAGCGCCATTGACTCTTCCATTTCTACGCAGAGTTTGTCCCAGATAATCTGTTTGACGTTGTCGGGCGACTGAGTCCACTCTTCCCAGAAGTACTCGCTAGGACGGAAGCCACGAGCGTCTTTATGAAGATCCGAAATGATGTTATCGTCGAAAGTGTAAGACATTTTATAGCCCTCATTGCTTTGTTTCATACTATTAATATAGTTATGATTTACAAAAAGTCAAGAGATCTCGTCATCTTTTTTTTGTCTAGAAAGTGCTTTTGTTAAGCCGTATTTTCGTAAGTCTCCACTAAAAAGTGTAAGTTCTACAGCTTTTTTCTCCATGGTAACAAAGATACTTTTATTAGTCAAATAGTAAGGACAATCAATAAAGTTGTCTAAAAAAATAATAATTTGTGTTGTAAGTGTCATATCCAAAGGAAAGGGTATTTCATATACTGCTAGTTCAAGTTTTTTGAGTACATCAAACCCTTCTGTAGTTAATCGTAATCCACCTTTGTCTTTATCTCTAATATTATACCACCATAAGTGTTTAATACTTTGTACATTCTGTTCGTTAATAGACTCACCTAACTGTTTCAAAAACATTTTTGTATAAACAGTTTTATTCATTATCTACTGGTTCTCCGTCTGTAAGTTTGTACACTTCAAACTCGTCAGTTTTGAACATTTGGTTTAGTTTTTTTGCTAGATTATGAGCATGTCCTGGATTTGAAAAACTTGTTTTTTTATACTTAGGACCTGGATAGTTTGTTAGGGTGTTTTGGCTCTTAAGATTAAAAGGTTTTCCTTGATAAAACACTGCCCAAATAGCTTCAGCATCTAAAACCTGCTCGCTTCTATAGGTTTTACCGTCTACAAACTCCATTACTACAGTTGGTTTAGGCCTACTCATATACGTCTCCTAGTAATATACGTATATATTTATCTCAAAAAAAACAATATATTGTTTTTATTGATTACTGCCAATCAGAAGATCCGCCCAACTGAACTTGAATAACTTCATCTGAACTACCACCTGCATTTTCTTTAACATATTTTTCTAAGTCACCATTTAATCTTGCCATAACTATACCTAAGGTAAATGCAAGATTTTTAGCATTTGAAATATCCATACGAATGTCTTTAGCCCTACTTGATTCTGCACCTTGAACAAGTTTAATGAACTGTTGAATAGGTTGTGTATTAATTGGTTCTATTGACATTACTCAATGCTGCTCTCATTTCTAATTCTGTTTTAAACGGACCTATATATTCATTTCTTTCAATAGTAATAAGTTTTGGACAAAAACTTTTAAGCCAAGTTACATTAAACTTTACCAAGTAATATCCTGCACAGTAAATACTTTTTGATTTTTCGCTTTTAGTAAACAACGGAAGTTTTCGTTGTATATCAAACATACTATTGTATGGATGCGTTCTTGTTGGAAATCCATTTACATTTTTTTCAAGTGTTTTTTCTTCAGTAAAAATTTTAGCAGTTAAAAAGTTTTTTCCAAATGTTTTACTTAAATCTTTTTTTGTAGGATACATTGTAACATTGCCGTTTTTACTTAAAAGAAATCCGTCATCTTCTTTGCTTAATGTTCCTATTTTTTCTCCGTTGTTTTCAACAATCCAAAACTTGTCTTTAAGTATTTCTTTTGCATTCATGATATGTATCTCGCTTGTAATGGTTCCGCATAACCTGCTGCGTTATCTGCAATACGTTGCAAATCCCAACGGGCACAAAACTTCATAAGTCTCATGCCTACTTGACTTACGTTTTTGCTTTCCGCAGATTGAACAGTATTATTTATTTCTTGTCGAATGTGCTCTGGTTGTGCTGTAAGATCACACAGTGTAACATTACGAGTATAATCATCTAGCACACGATGTTCTACACCTTCATGATCTACCCAACGCTGTAACATCATGTTATTCCAGTTAAATCCTTTTGTCTGCTTGTCAGCAAACGCTTCTTGTAATCCTACTTTGTTCTTTGTGCCTTTCTTACGTACACCTGGATAAGCACTAAACACATTGTCACTAGTATCGCCACGCATACACTTTTCAAACAGCAACCAACTAGGATCAGGAGCAGGACGAGGTCCGCCTAGTTTTTTATCAATAACTTCTTTGCCTTTATCATCAAAGTAACCTTCGTGTGTAATAGTCATGTTTTGAATGCCGTTGTACTGACGTACATTAGGTGCAATAAGTTGCGCAAAGTCACCGTCTGTACTAATAATAACATG